TTCATAGCTTCGTTTAGCTTGTCAAAGATTTTCTTCCCGTACTTGTACAAGAATACTTTGCCTTCGTTCTGAGGATTAGAAGAGTCTGAAACCACATAGATGTTAGAGATGAAAGACAAACGTCTTTTCTGCTTTCTAACTTTATCTTTGTTAGCTTCGATACCACTATTCCAAAGCATTGAGTTGTACTCAGACACTGGATCTTTTTGACCTAGAGTCGTTAATGAGTTCTCAATGTACCAGCCACCTGGTCCTTGAAAGCCATGGTCCCACATTCTTACGAACGGTACGTCTTCACCATTGGATTCAGGTAGAAACCTAATAACGGCATAGCCATTACCAGCCTTGTCTACTTCTGGCTTCCAAAAGCGTTCGTCAGGTCCGTTTTGTTGGGATTGGTTTGAATTGAGCTTGTTGATCTCGGTAGTGAGATTAGCAAAGCCCTCGGTGCGATTGCGCTTAAGCGCTGCAAATGTATCAGTCATTATATTCTCCTATATGCGATGTATACGTTATATGCGTTTTATTAACTAAAGCGATCTTTTACGATTGCCTTATACTTATTTATGTCAACAGACATGAAGGGACGATAATTTAACGACTTCATTCTGACCTGCGGCCAGATTACATCATCGTGTAACTTTTTGTCCCAATACTTATAATTATACACCATCATGTCGATCAAAGTCAACGTTTCAATGCAAATATCTTTGCGCATGTATAATCTAAGTAAATATGGATGCTCATTCTCAGGAACAACAATGTTCGCATCAAAGTCATCCTTCATCTTAGACAGGTCTTCTTTAAAGACGTACGTTAGTGCTTGTTTTCGCTTACGATAGTTCTCGTAGGCGGCCGTGCACTTGTCGTCTCTGAGCTGGCCAATCCAAAAATCATTGTCGCCATCAACAAAGTTGGCAAGAAGAAACTCCTCGACGTTCTTTTGTTTTGATAGCTTATAGAAAAAGTATTTGTCCTTACGTATGTCAAATGAGTGTTGATTAGCTTTAACTTTTCCATTGTATTTGTGATAGTCATATGAGTCAGAAGAGAAGTGTCTCTTTAATGCAAGGTACTTTTGGTATACTTCAAATGGTTCCACAACAGCTATTCTGCCTCTAAAGCTCAGACCGGGAGCTTTGATATTTTCTCTTTGACTAGGTTTAATGATTCTGCATCCTCATATATTAGTGCTTTCAATTTCTGGTTACGTTGTATCAGGGACGCAATCGTCTCTGGTTCTACTTCTTCATTTCGTTCTAAGAAGTCTTGGACAGCATCGAGATATGTAATCCTTCCGCCTGCTCTGTCCACCTCTTCTCTGATCATCTCAGCGAAGTTGGCCGAGCTTAGCATCTTAAGTTCTACTTGATTGCTCACACATACTCCCAGTTGAGGTTATGTATACGCTTCCTGTACTTTCTGTATTCATCTCTGTTCCTTGTTCTTACGAAATTAATTAGCCCTCTTGCATCATCTTGCTTCCAACTGTCCTGTCGGATGTACCAAGGATCTCTGGTTGGGTACTTGACCATTATACGACATTTATCGTCCCAAGACAACAGGTCATAGTCCCATTGCTTATCACCTCTGCCTAACGACAACCAAAACTCTGCGTCACCCTGACGTACACCACAATACTCAATATCATATCCGCCTGATGACCAAAAGCATTCTCTTGTCATTATAAAGCAGTTGGGATGAGCGTATTGTTTTAATATGCCTTTTGGATCAAGTAATTCATAACCACTCATATCCTCAGGTAGTTGCATGTCAGCCTTTGGCATATAGAACATACCATCATCTAGATCTTTAAGGAACCTGAGCTCCTCATAGAAGCCTTCTTGCTCAAATGTATCTGCGTCTAGGAACATAATCCAATCTGTCTTGGCTAGCTTGACGCCTAGGTTTCTACAGGTGTGTGAGTTGAATCCGTTGTCCGGTGTTACATCTACGCCACGCAAGTCAAAGTTTGGCCTATAGGCAGCAATTGCTTCTTTGAAGAATTCCCTTTCAGGCTCATTGGCATCATTAATTATAATTACCTTAGGTCTAAAATCGTACTTCTTTGTCATGTCAGAATAAAAATTCAAATGATCTAACAAATGAGACTGCTGACCGTACCAAGTAATAATTACTGTGATGTCATTTGGTTTTCCGCTTGCTTCCATAACTCTCCGTAAAATGTTTCTTTGTAATCTTTAAACCAAGGACCGCCATCAGTATAATGAATAGCTTTTGGATCTGATAAATGATAGTAATCATCTAGGCAGTTCCACTCTAATGGAATGGATCCAATGTCAGCATCGTTCAACCATCTAAGTTGATGGAAGTCTAATCCTGGTCGATGCGTATTCAAATAATGAGGTGTTAAAATCCTATTGCATGGATGCTCATTATTGAAAGCTATAAAGCTAGCCCAGTTCTTTCTATACGCTCTGTGTTGAGGTATACCATCCATTTTAATTTGACTGTTTGGTATGTATGCTGGATGTTTGCATACGTATGCAGCCTTTGCTGGATCGAATGTCTTAATCAGCTCACCTGGATCTGCCAAGAAAAGAAAGTCGCAGTCTACAAAAAAAGACCACCCAGTATAATCTGAAAGGAACGGTACCCAAAATCTTGTAAATGTAAAGTCGGTAGACTGAGGCTCACCCCAATCTCGATTGTAGTCAGGTATGTCCTGGCTGCGGAGCTTCTTAACTTCTAGAGTAGAGTATCTTAAGCTGTGTTCGCAAACATCATACGCTCTACGTTCTCTCTCCTCGTAGCCTATGTAAATTTGGCCCTGTGAGGTAGTATTGATATTCTTCATATGTTTTATCTCTCAATCTTTTAGATTCTTCAAGTAGTTCTAATGTGTGTTCAGGTGAAAAATCTGTCCAGTATTCATATATGATGGCCCAAGGAAATGCCTTCTTAGTAATGTTGCCATGTAGCTTTCCACCTTTACTAAAAATAATCATTGGCAGTCCCATCCACTTTGCAAGCCACATATGGGCTCCATGATATCCAACCACACCAACAGACATCTGCATTACCTTAACAGCTTTGTTGATTGGCGTGTTATAGTTTATGTGGTGTGTTTCGAACCCTCTTCTATTAAATGCATCACATGCCTCAGGCCATGCGTTGCCAGCTGGAGTTCTTCCTAACGGATCCTTCCATGCTTTATGTTCAGCATATTCGTACAATTGCTCTTTGTGGTTGATTGACGTTACCATGCTTAGCTTAGTTGGCTTACCAGTACGTGGTGTAGGTGGTCTGTTGGACATACCAAATACAGATGGCCTTAGATTGTGTATTGGCATGAACTTATTTGAGCCGTCAATATAATTGTCGTGATTGTAAGGCAGCTTGGAACCGTAAATGTGATTCACCTTTACATCAAAGAAATTAACAGGTGTTGTATGGTCCACTATGTAATCACACCAGTCCTGTATGTACTCAGTGTCGTCTGGTTTGTATAAGGTTTTTTCTTCTTGCTCCCAGTGAAAATTTAACACTACGTCGATTGCATTCTTTTCTGCACAATTGAATGCATAGCAAATTGGAGATATGATATCGCCGTATCCTATTTTGCCTTTCCAGTCGATTACTAATGGGCTGTCATGAATTGGAACTACCTTGTAGTCCTTGAATGGATCATCGATGCGTTTCTTTTTCATTGTCGGATTGTTAGGCATAATTATTCCATATTAAAAGATGAAAAGACGGCCCCTCGTTAGTACCCTCGCCTCTTTTCCGATCATCCTCCCGCTCGTCGATGATCTTGCCACAGGTGGGAGCAAACCAGAATTGCTCGACCACCAATTTTATATACGCCATTATACTATAGCGCATATAGAAAGTCAACCTTATTTATCTCTATTTGTAAACCACGTAACCAGAACAAGACGCTTGCCTTGTTTTACCTGGCTCACCGAATGTGGAAGTGCGTGGTCATATATGATAGACTGTCCATCTTCCATATACACCACTTCGGGTATAATTCGTTCATTGTAAAACGCCTTACCCTTACGTTCCGCCCATCTTGGTCTCGGTTTAACATTATAGGTCTTGAGTACGATTGTCTCTCCACCTATGAGATCGGTTGACTGGATTAATGTAACTACTGTCTTCAATATTTTACTATCATTGTCTGTATGTTGTTTCGTAAATGAATCAACACCATACTCCAAGAAGTAATGAGAGTGCAACCCAAACTCAGGAAAGGCATCCTCTATGCTTTGAAGCGCAGGGAAGTTTTTCCTGTTGATGCCACTATGCCATTTCTTTACATCATGTAAATTATAGTCTTGGTGATAATACTTGTGCTCATAATCAGGCAAAGAGGACAAAATATGTTCTCTCTCCTCGAGCGTCAGTATTGTTTTAAGTTCGTAGTCCATATATCTCACAGAAAAAGGGCCTTAGAAGGCCCTTCGTTCATTTTAAGAACTATTTAAGCCGCTTCCGCGTACTTAATAGCAGTCTCGAGAGCTTTCACTTTCTTAACTTTATTTAGTCCGTACCAAGCAGACGCTAATCTTGAGTCAGCACTTCGGCCTAGCTCATGGTCTGTCAAGTATGTGACCGCATTGTATGCTTGCCAGAATGATCCCTTGCCCATCTCTGCGCCAGGTTGTAAAGGCATTACTTCTAATGCTCTTTTAGCATTCTTAGATGCATACTTATCGAAGTCCACAATATCGAAGGTCTTAGTCTTCGCATTAGGATTCGTGTTAGGAAACACTGTTGCGAAATATTCCTTAAGAGTATTGTCGTTCCAACGTTTCACGTTTAGGAATTTAGCCATCTCTTCATACTGAGACATCTTTTCCTTAGCGATACCTAAGAGGCTTTTAGCTTCTTGTGCATCGAATGCTTTCTTATGAGACATGGAGACTTGATAGTCACCTTTCTGTCCTAAAGAAAGAGTTAGCGTGTTGTTACAAACAACCCTGATAGGAGTGAATCGAATATCGACCGCTCTACCATACATATGAGGATTGGTTAGTAGCATGTATGACTCTACTAAGTCCTTTCCACCAATTGTGAAGTCGTCTTTAACTTTCGCTAAACACCATACACGCTTTCCGTCTTGGAGAGATCCAGCCGTGTGCATTTCCATGTCACCTGCTTCAACAAACTCTCTAAAGAAGTCAAACGCTTCTGCATTCTGAACTGGGTTCCAGTTTCCTGATACCATATCGAGTGCAGTGTTATCTGAAGTCCTAATAAGCATATCATGCCCACTGTGGATCTTCTCACCATTTAGCTCAGCATACGCTGGGACTTTTTGAACTTCCCAATCTAGACCTGCTTCTTTCATCATGTCGTCGACTGAAATATTTTCTGATACTTTAGTACCAAGGCCGTGCCAGGGAAGTTCACCTGCGTAAGCCATCGTTTCTACCATATGTGCCATTTTTAAGCTCCTACTTTTAAATGATTAACAAATTGAGAAGGCCTTTTCATCCCTTCCCACGACTGTTCGGTCAGTAACCTCAAGAGCTTTAACCCGGATCTCTTGTTCAGTTTTAAGTTCGTTTTCGTCCTTAACATACATCTATTATACTAAATGTTAGATTTGAAGTCAACAGTTTAATGAAAAACTTTTTGAACTCCATCAATAACTAAGAATTCAACTTCCCAGTTTCCGTCCATTATAGCAATATCTGTTCTTGCTTCAACGCTTTCGCACATCAGCGCCCAACTATCATTCATAGTCTTAGGGTCTTTGTCCATTGCGAGCTGCATCTCTTTCCCATTAAGAGCTACTTGCTCTGGGATTCTTGTTGCGATGTGCTCTAGTATTAGTCCTTGTTTCATAATTTTTTCCTCACTTTATTACTTAATATACAACTATTATACAACCTTATTGATTTGAAGTCAACAGTTATTTTCAATATGTTTACAACTTCCTCTGAATTTGAACCCAGGACAACTGCACTTCTCATCGATGATGAAATATTTCTTGCCATTACTGCCCTGAACTTCTATAGCGCCTCTGGTGAGATCGTCGGGATATTCACCGATCTTCTCAAACTTGCGCCTTGCTTTGCTGAATCCTTTGAGAGGTACTTTGAATACTGTCTCGTTATGTTGTACAAGCTGACCCTGAGCATTGACATGATACACGCCATTGTTATACTCCCAATCTGTAACTTCCTTAAGAATCTCGATCATGCTGTTGCCTCCAGCTGGTCGTGATATGAATCCTCAAGAGCTTCTACCTGAGCATTCCACATATCAGCAGCTTCCTGCTCATAGTCCCACTCTTCGGACTCAGCCCAACGAGCAGCAGTCTCCTCATCTGGAGCTCCAGCATCCAACATCGCTTGGATGTTAGCCTTGAGGAGATTCTCCTCATAGTTGAGCTCGTCCTGAGCCATCTGAACATAACGCTCATAGTCAGCATAAAGCTCTTCTACAGAGAACTGTAGGAAGTCGAAACGAGCTCTGAAGCCATTCAGATCCTTCGAGGCATCAGAGATCATACCATAGATGTCCCACTTGATCTTCTGCTCGATCGTGAAGACACCAGCTTCGTGATAGAAGCTAATCCCTGGTGTGTGAGGGTACTGAGCCTGCTCAGCAGCCACATAGGCCTCAAGAGAGGTGAATCCCTCGAAGTTATACTCGCCGTTTTGATCTGTGAAATTCATATTGTTCTCCTTACTTAACATACAACTATTATACCATACTGTCGATTTAAAGTCAACAGGCTACTTTCCTTTGTAGCCTAATTGTCTCATTGCCCCTTTAGGGTGTTCAGCTTTTTGAAGCTCAAGATACTGCTCGACAGTAACATTCTTAACTAAAAAGTTAACCCATGCTTTCCAAGGCTTGTATCCATACTTGAACCTAGCAATGAACTCAGGCTGTGGTAAGCCGATCCATGATGGGTGACATCCAGGTCTT